AGATCTGGAAACTGCAAGCCAAGCTCTACGAAGATCCCGACGTGGTAACCAACATCGAGTTCGGCGTGGGGCTCGCGTCAAATCGAGACTCGCAACCACTACCAACCGCGGTTGCGGAGACGTTCGTCACGGATTATCTCGCCTTGCTGGCGTCGCAATTCAAGCCGCCGCGACTTCTCGATGTCGATCAGGTCACGAGCGCCGTCGTTAGTTCGCCAAACGGAATAAGGGCGATCGCAGGGAATGACCCGAGCGGAACGCCAGCAAAGCAGATTTTCGATACCATCGTATCAGGCCTTGGTCCGGGCTATTCGTGGGGCTACAATCAAAACGGGCTGATCGTTGTTTTTAACCGTGGCCTTTTGTCGATCGCACCGGGCACGCTTCCGCAGATCGTTAGGCCTCGAACCGGACTGCTAAGCTTCGCCGAGGAGGACAACGGATCGATCACGTTCGACGCGTTAGCTAATCCAGACATAGCGCCAGGCGGCATCGTTTCGATCATCGACCGATTCGACAAGCCGGTAGGGCAGCCCGTTATGCGGGTCGAGTCGGCCACCTTTACCGGGGACACGCGCAGCGGTAGCCTTATGTCGGCCGTTGCCAGGCCGCTAAGTGTGATCTAATGGGACGCGAACAAAGAACCGGAGTCTACGACCTGCGAGAGAATCCATCTCTCGCCGATCTATTGTCCGCGGTCGATCGCTATTTGCGGGTCACTATCCGCACGTCGACCGTCGTTCGAATCGCGCCATCGCAGCCCCAGCCGCTAGGGTATGACCCGCTAACGCAGCTTTGTTCTGTGCTTGTTCAACAGCTCACGGTCACGAATAATCCAGACGTGCCGCAAGGGCCAGCGGCCACGGTTACGCAGCCGCCCGTGCTGCTGGTCAATGTGCCGGTAGCATGGCCACGGACGAGCGCGGGCTACCTGACTTTCCCGCTGACGATCGGCGATAGCGGTGAGCTGATCGTGCAGGATCGAAGCTTGGCCGAGTGGCGTAAGAAGGGTTACCCCGTCGACCCGATCGACAACTGGACCCACAACAGGGGCGACGGAGTATTCCACCCAGGGCTACACAGCGACATTGACCCGATCGATCCCGGCATCGGAACAGACCCAACGGCGACGGTCCTAGATGGGCCACCGCTCGCGGGGATCAAGCTCGGGCGGCTAGCCGCGAGTCCAATCGTCAAGGGCACCGAACTAGCGGCAGCGTTCAACGCATACAGCGCGACCATCGCAGCAGCCGCGGCGGCATGGGCAGCCACTGTTCCGCCGACTTCAGTGTCCAACGGCGCTTACATCGGATCGATTACGGCTGCGACGGTCGCTCTGCAAATAACGATCGCCGGCTGGCTATCGACCAAGGCCCTGACGGAGTAACCCCATGGCAGACATCAAGATGCAAGGCGGCGACATGGTGATCGAGGACGGCGAAATTTCATTCGTCACGCATCAGCCGGCGATCGGCCAGCATATCGAGATGAGGCTGAGGACGTTCTTGGGGGAAACGGTGTACGATCAATCGGCCGGCGTTCCTTACATTCAGGTCATCTTCCTAAAGCAGACGCCGCTCGATTCGGTGCAATTCATACTTGAGCAAAACGTGCTGAGCACGCCAGGGGTAACGGGGATCGAGGAATTCGATCTAACGCTCGACCCGCTCACGCGCGGCCTGTCGGTCGTCGGTTCTGTTACGACGATCGATGGCGACGTGGACTTCGACGTTTCGCTCACACAGACACAAGGGTAGATCATGGCATTCGGACTAACCGCAAACGGCCTAGCGACACAAACTCAGTCAGAAATCTTTGACGAACTAGCCGCGCGCGTTCAGGCGCAATTCGGCACGAACACGAACGTCGACATTAGTTCGATCATGGGCCAATGGATCAACATCACGGCCGAGGTTCAAGCGCTCGACCAGTCCGAATTGCTCGCGGTCTGGCGGCGCTTCGATCCGAACAGCGCCGAGGGCGTAGCACTAAACGCGCTCGCGGCTCTCACGGGCTCGGTGCGCCGCGGCGCCACGTCATCAGTGGTCGATGGGCTGGCCGAGTTCTCGGGCGCGGGCACGCTCCCTAACGGATCGCTAATCCGCAACGAAGACAACTCGACCACATGGGAACTGATAAACGGCCCGCTCGTCTTCGCAGGACCGGGCACACTGGCCGCCATCTATCGGGCCGTAGACACTGGCCCGATCCTGGCGAACGCGGTACCACCAACCACATGGTCCGTGGTGACGGTCGTACCCGGCTTCATCGGGTTCACCAATCCCACGGATGACGCGACGCTCGGCCAGAACGAAGAGAGCGACGAGGACTTCAGGCGACGCAGGCAGCGCGAACTGTACAGCCAGAACATCGGCCCGCTTCTCTCGATTCAGGGCGTCGTGTCCAAGGTCAACACGAGCAACGGGCGCGTGACTGATGTGCGCGTCTACCATAACCCCGCAGCGAACCCGGCCGACGCCGACGGGATACCGTTCAAGGCGTTCAACGTGGTCGTCGAGACTGACCCGCCGCTACCGCTTCCGCAGATACCTGGCCCCACAAACCCGCTCGCCCAAGATATCGCCGACGCGATATTCTCAGCGACTGGCGCAGGCGGCGGAAGCTACGGCACCAGTTACGGCGACACCACTACCATACCGCTAAACCTGATCACCGTAACCGATGCAGAGAACCAAGCGCAGGGCCCGATCGAGTTCGACGTGGTAGAGGACATCGACATCTTCATCGACATCGACATCGAGGTCTTCAGCAACAATGACGACGGCCCGGTCGTGCCAAGTGACCCGCAGCAAATGGCCGACCTAATCAGGAGCACGGTCGCAACATCGCTAACGGGCGCCTTCGTGCAGCTCGGGCGAGATGCACGCGCGCTCGATACGTCTGGAGTGATTCAGAGCTTGATCCTCGATGGCGAGTTATCAGGCATCAAGTCGGCGATAGTCGGTGTGAGTCTCACTCAGCCGGCGTTCCCGATAACAGCCCAAACGGCAAACATCACGATCCGGCAGAAGCCGGACTATGACACCGGAAACATTCGGATCGAGATCGACGGGGGCGCCTACTAATGGCCGGCTGGGGCTCGGGTGCGTTCTGGGGCGCGTGTAGTCCTTGGGGCCTCGGTGAATGCGAGAGCGAGATCTGCGACTTCGTACAGTCGCGGATCCTTTCGCAGATGGACTCGACGACGGGCAACCGAGACTTTCGAGATTTCATGTGCATCGTCGCCGAGCCCTTCGGCAAGTTCGTTGATGTTGCGAAGGACGTTTCAGGCGCGTTCGATCTGAACACCGCGGTCGGGGTTCAGCTCGACATGATCGGCAGCGTGATCGACCTGCAGCGCTCGGGCTTCTCAGACGCCCGCTATCGATCCTTGCTCAAGATGCAAGCGAGCATCCTACAAGGGCAGACGGACGGCGACTGGACCGGCAGCGTCAATCAGATCCTTGCGATGGCGCGGACATTCATCGGCGGAACGGTAGGCGTCGACCCGCCGATCGTCTACACGCTGGTGCCCCCCTACGCGTTCACGCTCAGCATTCCCACGACACTTACCGGCCCCGAATTCTCGGTTCTGTTCCAGATGTTCTGCCGGGCGCTATATGCGGGCGTGTTGGGGTTCATCGAGATCGTGACGCCCGGCCCAAATCTATGGGCATCAGATCACGGCCCGGTCGTCGACTCGGCGATCTGGTGCTCGCATCATGGGCCGACCGCTACACCGTGCGGGCAATGGTCGGCGGTAGTGGCGACCACTGGCTGCTAGGAGATAAAGAAAAATGGCAACGCGTCCAATAGGCAACCCCCCAATCTGGTCATCAATCGCCAACTACCCGCCAGGCGTAGATCCATGGTCAGGCAACGCTCGGAGCGTCCCGATCCCGACAGGGGAAGCGGGAGGATTCACGCCGGAGACCGGAATCGTCGCAGAATATGCGAACGCAGAATTCAAGGTGCTTTCGACCTGGGTCGAGTGGCTCAGCTTCGGATCGAATGCCGCGGGCCTCGATGCTCACGTCGTCGAGACCGATTCGGCGGGCGTCTCAGCGATCGCCGGGCTAACCGCGGGCGGCACGGCTGGCGCATTTCCGGCGATAACCGCGACCGCCAACTCAGGCGCCACAGGCTCGGTTATCAGCGCCACGAACAACTCGGGCGGCTTCGCTATCAGCGCAAGCTCGAACGGCGTGCTCGCGGCTATCAGGGGCGTCTCGACGGGCGTGCAGCCCGGCATCGAAGGCCGCAACACGGGCGGCGGTGGACCTGGCATCAGCGGCACTGGGGACGGCGCAGGCTCGGGCGTTGTCGGCACGGGCGGCACGACGGGCGAGGGTGGCACGTTCACGGGCGGCGCGACCAGCGGAGACGGTGCACACGGGACCGGCGTAGGGGCCAACTTTGCAGGGATTCGCGGCCTCGGGCCCACTGTTGGCGGCGGCTATGGCGTGCGCGGCGAGACGCAAAACCCGGACGGCGTGGGCATCACTGGCTTTAATATCTTAGCTGGAGCCGATCCTGCGAATGCTGCTAACGGCGCGGTGTCTGGCGTCGGATCTGATGCGACGGGCGTGTTCGGAATATCCATAAACGGGTACGGTGTTTGGGCGGGGAGCGACAGCACAAGCCCGGATCGCGCGGCGCTTCACGTCGACCCGCAGAACTCTGAACCTAATATCGCACTAGCACTATCCGGTGATCTCTATTGCAATTCGGTAATTGATAGGTTTGGGGTGTTCGAAGATTCCAGCTGGAAGGTTCTGCACGCTAGCCGGCTGGGATTCGTCGCGCGCAACTCGGCCCCAGTGACCGGCAACGAGGGGGGCGTGGGGTTTTCTCCGCTGACGAACGTGCAGACGTTTGCCCCTAATGCACCGGCCAAGGCTGGCAACGTCCTGATCACTGTCACCGGCCAATTCAGAAACTCAGACCCGACTCTGCATCATTTCAAGCTCAAGCTAATTGACGCGACAGTGATGAGCGACATCGAGACGGAGGAATTCTACCTCTCAATTGCCGGCGCGACAGTGGCCGGAATATCTGGCGACGGGTATGAGGAATCGGTATGCATGCGCGTCGAGTATCTTTTACCCGCTGCAGGCAATCGCTCGTTCGAAGTAGAGATCGAGCCCGTTCCGTCAGGTGGCAGCGGGGTTGAATTTAGAAATGTAATCGTGAGCGTTGCCGGGGTTTATTGATCCAATGGCTAAGAGAAAAACAAAGACCACGGCCGAGGCCAAGGATCCGTCGAGAGCAAAGACGGATCCGGGGCGCAAGGTCATCACCAGACCGCTCAAGATAACGCAGGAGATAATCGATCAAGCCGCGGCGATCGTGCGCCGGGGTAATTTTCGATACGTCGCACGCGGGCAGCTAGGGATCAGCGAGGGCACATGGAAGACGTGGCTATCATACGGGCGCCGCGACCTTCGAGAGTCTGAAGAGGGCAAAACCGAAATGTCGCTTCAGGCCAAATTCGTGGTCGCGCTCGACAAGGCCGAGAACATAGTCCACGACGAATTGATCCGCGACATTCTCGGGTCTGATAATGACAAGCTAAAGCTAGAATACCTGTGCCGCCGCTATCCTAAACTCTACTCTAAGAACATCAACGCACACGATGATGACACGGGCGAGACCGTCCGCGTCGATCCGTTCGAAGCGCTGGCCGAGAAGCTGAAGCCGTTTATCGACTAATGGGACTACCAACGATCATCGAGACGCTAGGCAAGATTAGCCCGGCCAAGATCAAGGCGATGGTTGCGACGCTCTCGCCGCTTGAGGCTCAGGCGATCGTCGACTGTTGGCCGCTATGGGCGTTGCCGCATCAGCAGATGCCCGAGGGCGACTGGCGACGATGGAGCATGCGAGCGGGTCGCGGCGGCGGCAAAACATACGGCGGATCGAAGTGGATCAACGAACTGGCCGAGGATCGATCGAAGATCAAGACCGGGGACATCGCTATCATTGCGCGGACGTACACCGACGTTCGCCAAACTTGCATCGAAGGAAGCTCGGGAATCCTTGCGACTGCTAAGCCAAGCTTCCGGCCGATATGGGAACCGGGCAATCAACTGCTAACGTGGCCCAACGGCGTGCGCGGTCGAGTCTTCTCGGCGGACAAGCCCGAGTCAATCCGCGGCCTAAATGCGTCTGTCGTTTGGGGCGATGAGGTCTGCCACTGGCCCGCGCCTGAGAAGACGTGGTTCGAGTCCATCGAGCCCGCGCTGCGCATCGGATGGGCCCGCGCAATCATGACGACAACGCCGCTCCCTGATCCGTTCATCCGCAAGATCGAGGAGATGCCCGACACCGTGATCACGCGCGCGAGCACCTTCGACAATCCGCACTTGCCTCAAGGCGTGCTCGATAGCCTGCGAACAAACTACGAAGGCACGCGCCGAGGCCTGCAGGAGCTTTACGGCGAGATCCTAGAAGACTCAGACGCCTTCTTGTGGTCGCTCGACACGATCGCAGAGCATCGCGTGCGCAACCGGCCCGAGCTGACGCGCGTCGTGGTTGCGATCGACCCGGCGGTGACAGCCCACGCGGGCAGCGACGAGACGGGGATCGTCGTGGCTGGCATAGACTCTAGCGGCGACGGTTACGTTCTGGAAGACGCGACCATGAAGGGCAAGCCCCACGAATGGGCAAGCCGGGCG